CAATTCGGCCTCGGCATTGGGCCACCAGGGGGCGAAGCGGGGGAACCGGATGCGGCCTTGTGCGCAGCGGGCGCGGGCGGAAACGGCGCGTTGTTCCTTGTCGGCAACGGGATGGTCTTCGAGGATGGGCACGAAGACGCCGGTTTCCCGCATCCGCGCCCTGAGGAACGGGCCGATTGCCTTGGAGATATGGCCCTTTTCCGCGTACCAGTATACGGGTTTGTGCTTTTCGATGATCTGCAACATTTCTTCTACGGCAGCTTTAGCGTCCATGCGCTTCCATGCGATATGCGGCATGACCCATGCGCAGCCTTCTTCATCCAGCCCGAACGGGATCATGCAGGTTGCGTCGTTGTGCTGGGCTGTTCCGACGGCATGATCAGACGCGACGTACATGCGGAGGTTCTTTGGCAGCTCGTCAATGTCGTATTCGAAGATTTCGTCCTTGCTGTAGTAAACGCCATCTTCTGGGGTCGGGTCGCATTGATAGAGCGCGGCGAATGAGGTCGGGTTTGCGGCGCGCATTTCATCGAGGTACTGGCGTCCGAACCGGGCGGGCCATAGGGCTTCCCCAGGTTCTCGCCCGATCACGTCGTCTTCGAGGGCAATGGCGGGCAGGTCGATGACCTCGAACCCTTCGGAGAACTCCTGAGACCAGGCCGGGTTTGAACTGTCGGTGATGCGGCCGACAATATCATCTTCGTGCCACCTGGTTTGCGTCACGCAGATCGCGGCCCGGTCGGTATGCCGGCGGGTGAGCAGGGTTTGGGTGAACCATTGCCAGCAATCTTCGCGGAAGGCTGTGAACTTGATTTCCTTGTCGTCCTTGGTGGGGTCATCGACAAGGATCAGATCCCCGCCGCGTCCGGTTGTTGCGGAACGGCGCCCGAGAAAGAACATCTCACCTCCTTCTGCGTTTTTCAGGCGTTCGTCGCTGCTTTGAATGAGGCGGTAATCCGGGAATACCTGGCGGAATCGCTGTGATTTGAGGATTTCCCTAACATCCTTGGAAAAGTCCGCCGCGAACTTCTCGTTGTAGGTGGCGATGATGACGTCCTTATCGGGATTTCGGCCATGAAACCATGCAGCCATGCGCTTTGTGCATAGCTCGGAGTTGTGCGTCGGGATCAGGGTTTTGCCTACGAGGTACAATCCATCGCTCCGGTCCACCTGAATACATTGGCAGCCGGCGGCTTTGGATGGTCGGACAGACGCGATTGCCAGCGTTCTTTGCCTTGCGAGGCGCGCGGGCCTTTTCCTCGGCACCCGGCATGGGATCTCCATTGTGGGCTGAAATCCGACTGTGATTGCAGGTCGCCGGCCCTGGATGCCGCTGGTGGACAAGTGCGGCTCCTGCACCGTGCGATAAGGGCGAAACCCGAGTGTCGTGCACAGGTCGATAATTCCGTCAGCGATGACTGGATCAGCCGTGACGATCCGGCACCGACCTTTCGGGTCGGCGTGTCCATCGGTGTCCATGAGCCCGGCAAGAAGTTGCAGCCTTTGGGCGACGGACGCCCGAAGATATTGCTCCGGTATGTGCTTGTTGTGAATGAGGTCGAGGTCGGCAAGGTGTTTTGACATCTGCCCACGAACGCCCGGCCTTGGCCCCGAGTAATGTTTCCACAGGACGCCTGTATTCGCATGAACGCCGGATGCCGTGACCGTGTAGCCACATGCTGCCACCCCGTCGAACACTTCCTGGTCCACCCCGACGATGCGGGCGCTGTCTTTTGATCCATCTCCAAGCCATGCACCAAGCGCGTATGGCGGGATTTTCAGAATGGCAGGCGGAAACTGGATGGGCTGGACGGGCGGCAAGCGATACATTGCCTTCCCGCCGCGGAATCCGCGCTTGCCTGCCCACAGTCGTCTTTGCTGCCCGCTGCGTGGACCGTTCCGTGACGCAGACAGGAACCATTGGGTTTCGACGGTTTTCTCTGTGCCGCAATACCTGACGGTCCACTCGTGGTTTTTATGTGCGGTGATGACTTCGCCATTGGTCAGTTCGACGTCGAGCATGTCAGGGTCGAACCGCTGCGTTGCGATGATGCCGGTCGGCTTGCCATCCGGGCCAAAAACGCTGTCTCCCGCTTGCAGATCGCCGTGCCGCCGCCAGCCGCCCGGGGTTAGGACCGGCGTATCGTCTGCGAGAGCCTTACCGTGCCGTGGCGGTAAGTTGAGGATAACCTTACGTTTTTCGCCGCGTTCGATCTGCATCATGACGTCGGCCATGACGCGGTGATGCCGTGAGGCGTGGTATTTTGTGGCGGCAATGTCGTTCCGGCGGCGGAAATCGGGCATGGTGACTTCGGCAAAGCGGATCAGGTCGTCCTCGGCCTCCTGCAAGGCGAGTTCGTATTCCAGCAGGCCCAGGTAGTTTTGGAGCTCGCGCTTATCCGTTGCGGGTGTAGGCAATGTTGATTGACCCTGCATCAAAGGTATCGGACCCGCTCGACGTGATTCGCACCCGATCTAGTGTCGCGCTCAGCGTCTTGTCGCCAGATGCCAGGATATAGGACGCAGCCGTGGCTTCATGCCCGTTGAAGTCGGCCTTCCACTGGTTGCCGGAATAGCGCCGCAGAACCATTGTGCCGTGCAGCAGCCGCGTGGCGGCATTAACGCGGATGATAAACCCTGTCGTGCTTGTGACGCCGGCGCCGTTGTAGGCAGACGCAGCGTCATACCCGGTGGTTTCGTATCCGCCGCTATCTCCGATTTGAACTTCGATATTGTCGGTCCCGGACAGGGAAACCCCGTCGAACATGACCTCGATCACGTCCACATCAGACGGAATGCCCGTATAACCGTGCGCTGTCCCGCTGGTCGTCGCCGTGGACGTCTCAAGCGTCCGGGCCTTCTTGGCAATCTCCGCGGCGATGTAAGCCGCTGTCGACTGCTGCGAGGGCGGCCGCGTGGCGCTATCGGACCCGAAGCCGTCTTCGTCCAGAATATCCAGGGTCGCCAACCCGCCAAGCCCCAGCGTGGTCCGTGCAGCAGACGCAGACGCATCGTCCAGAATCGTCCGCGCAAACGACGTCACCGCCATTTCCGCCCAAGCCCCGACGCCCGTCGAATAGATCGACTTATCCGCCGCAGACGGAAAGCCGCCAAGACCCGTCGATCCCTGCGAATGGAAATACTGCGCCCACAACTCCGAACCGTCCGTGTAAACCAGAACAGAACTCCCGTCCGGGACAACATGGGTCGCAGCGCCGTTCACAGTCTCAGACCCGCTCGGATCAAGCGTCACAGCCCCGCCATCCGCGTGAACCATGCAATGCCAGCCCGTCGTCAACGTCGCAGCCTCATAACCTAACGTCATCGTCGCCGTGCACCGAAAAACATACCCGCGCTCACCAGCCGTCGCCGTGTACGAAGAACTCTTTTCAGAAACCAAAATCAAGCCAACCGAAC